GGATCGTTCCACTGTGACTTGGGATAGAAGCGTTCTTCGTACACCCTGACGCCGTTGACCTTCTTTACGCCGATCAGACCCATTCCGCAGTAGCCGGCCTCGTCGTTGATGTTGGAAGCTCTCTCGCCTTCATTGGCCGAATGACCGAACAGCGGCTCCTGAACGGTATCCGGGATATCTGTGGTACCCAGTGTCAGGCCTGCGCCGGTGGTAGCCTTTTCGGATTCCGCGAGGGCGTCATCACCGTAAAGCTCTGCGGATGTGCTGTTAGGCGCCTCGGAGAATGCGACCGCTTTGCCCCACGCTACAGTATCGCCGTATGTGCCGTCGCTGTTAAGAGGCGCGACGATAGGCTTTCTCAGTCCTACATATGCCATGATTATTCCTCCATTTCGTCTTCTTCAATCTCGAAGACGATATTTCTCTTTTTGTGGGGCCCGTCCGGGTCCACGAAGTTTTCTGTTACTCTGGGAAAGTTGAATCCCTGGCTGAAAAGAGCCTGCCGGAAGCGGTCCCGGATGCCCAGGAAGTTCTCCATTTCCGGCAAAATGAGCTTGACCTGAATGGTCCCGGTGATCGCTTCAGGCGCGTCATCCCCGTACAGGTCCCCGTATTCGGTTGTGTACTGGTAGACGACCCAGCGGTCAAGTGCTTTCCCCTCATATACGTCCGGGAAGGCTTTAAGACCGCAGGATTCTGCCGCCGCGATGATTTTGGAAAAAGCGCTCATATGCTCAGTTTCTCCAGTTTTTTGTTGATATACTCTTCGATTTCTCTGACGACCCTGTCTTCCGTCCTTGCCACAACAGGAGCCACAACAGGTGTGGCGGTCTGCTTGCTGGTCCCATATTCCAGATAGGCCAGCTTTTCAGCATTCCGGACTCCCTTGCTGTCAGTCCCGGATGGAGCAATTTCCACCTGCCATTCAGAGCCGACCTGTTTAGGACCGGTTGTCTTCACGGACGCCGCAAGCTGTCCCCTTGTCCTGTCTCTTTTGGTCTTGTGGTGGGAGGATATCTCCCGCTTCATTTCCTTTTCGACAGTGGGGGCGGCCTGTTTCAAGGCATCCTTTACAAAGGTCTGCTGGGCAAAAGACGAAAACTCAGATATGACCAGATCAAGACCGTCGCATTTAAACCTTGCCATGCTCTCTCAGCTCCCCTGTCAACTGGATCAGGACACCGCGCTGTCTGGGGCGTGTCGCCCGGATATCATAAATAGCTCCATCAGCCTCATCGATAAAGTAAAACTGGCCGGAATAGACAGCTTTATTGATATCGATGGCCATATCTATGGTGTAGCCACCCTGCGATGCCAGTGTTTCGTCGGTCCTCGATGTCGTGCGCTGTCTGGCCGGGATATGCTCAATGAGGCTGTCCCCCGCAGGCACCGGGAATCCGTCATCGTCCTGCTCCGGAGGGACCGGCAGGGGAAGCGATATAGATTTATTCCACATCATCATCCTCCCCCGGCTCCATCGTAAGCCGGAACACCTTTGCTTTATAGCGTCTCAGGTAGCTCTCATAGTTGTCAGGATCGTCGCCCAGATTGGCTTTGACGTACAGCGTGACCGCTGTGATCACGCGTTTATCGTCGGTATTCTGGTCGCAGATGTTATAGGGAACGCCGGAATTTCTCATGTCCTCCAGTGCGTCCTCGATGTAATCCTGAATCTGGTCGTCGTAAGTTGTGATGGCGGCAGGAATGCCGCACTTGTCTTTAATGCTGTTCAGCATGTCCTACCGCCCTCCTGATCAGGCTGTGATATAGCCGTTTACAAACGCATCCGCGTCGCGGACCTTATAATCTGCTCTCATGATGCCGCGGAAGATTGTCAGATCCTGCTCAAACGCATTGACCTGGCCGACGGCAGCGGTGTTGGATGTAAGCAGGGTCAGCTGCTTGCGGTCAAACTTCTTAACGCCTTCCTTCAGGTCGCCGATGATGAAGGGAATCTGAGCTGTGGCGTCCATTTCGTAGTAGCCGGACGTGGAAGGGTTGCCGGTGGGAGTCGCTACGGCTGTGTAAACACCGTCGGACATGGTGTAGTAGGTCTTACCTGATTTAACAGTTGTGTCAGAAGAAGCGGAGTAGGTAGGAGCGGATGCCAGAACGCCGTTAGGAACAACGATCACGGGAACCCTGCGGGCACCAACAGCCAGGACATACTCGTAAGGGGATGTCTGGTTCTGATCAGGCTTCAGCAGGTACTCATTGGAGTTGGCAGAAACCTTCAGGGTATCCAGATAGTTCAGGCCGTCATCATTTGTGACGATGGCAGATGTAGGGGCGTAAGCCTGACCCAGAGTAACGTTCAGGGCCTTCTTGATGTCATCAATGCCTGTCAGGGCTGTCTGGGACTTTGTGCCGATGGCTGCCAGGATCTGAGCGTTGTCGGTAGCGATCGCTTCCTCACCCAGCCACTCGACCATAACAGCAGTGATGTTGGCGTCGGAATCCTCCAGGAGCTCATTAGTCACAGGCAGGTAGCCGGCGTATTTGTCGATCTCATAGTTCAGGATGGAGAACTGGGGACCGTTAACAGCGCCAATGGCAGCGGCCTCGGCAACCTTGGAGAAGCCGGCGTGCTGTGCTTTGGTCTGGAAGGTCCTGCGGCCCTTGTTGGTTGTAACGTTCTCGGAACTGATCAGGGTCAGCAGGGAGAACTTAGCTTCACGATATTTCTCGATCCTTGTCTGGATGTCTTCAGGGACAGTGTAGCCGCCGTCAGCGCCGGTGCCCTCATTGTTCAGATTTTTGAATCCGCGGCGGACTGCCTGCGCGAACTCATGGACGGGATCCTTTTTGTTCTCAGGCCTTACAGTGACCCCAGGAACAACGGGAGTGCTGTCCAGGATCTCCTGCAGCATATCAGCCTCGGCGTCAGCATTCTTGGCCTCTTCCAGAGAAGCCTTTGCAGATGTGATATCCGCAGAGGCGGCAAAAGACTGTGCTTCTTTACGTTTTGCTACGGCTGTGTTCCGCAGCTCCATGATCTTATTCTTCATGGTCTTATACCTCCATAAGGTTTTCAGGACTCGTCAATCTCGACGAGAATGTTGGTGATTTCTCTGAGCTCTTCGAGCTCTTTCTGCTGTGCCATCTCGGCTTTTGCTTTTTCGATCATGTCCGGCGTGACCTGCAGGCCCAGGGAAGCCGTCATCAGCATAGGCTCTTCCTCTTCGCCCATGATCTCATCGCAGAATCCCATCTCGACGCACTGATTAGCTGTGAGCCATGTCTCTTTGTCCATGAGCCTTAATACTTCGGCCCGGTCCATTCCGGTCTTCTGCACGTAAGCATTTGCCAGGGCGGCGTTCATGTTCTTCAGGATCTCAGCGGACTTCTGCATGTCGTGATAATCGCCTTCAGAGCGACCGCTGACGTTATGGATCATGATCATGCCGACCGGGCTGATCCTGCTGTGGCCTGCCATCGCAATGACAGACGCCGCGGATCCGGCCAGTGACTGGATCTCAATGTTGACATTGGGATTCTTTGTCAGCTCTGTATAGATCTCCTGACCAGCCATCACGTATCCGCCGCCGGAATTGATGATAACGTCAATAGTTTCGCCCTCTGCGGCTCCATCAATGACCGTCTTGACCATAGCGGGGGAGGTGTGGTCGAATCCGAACCACTTATAAACCCAGGCAAGGTCATTTGGAATGATGTCTCCCTTGATGTTAACTGTTGCCATCGTCTCCACCTCCTTCCTGCGTATTCCGATCGCTGCTGTACTGAGTGCCGATCATTTCAAGCGGAATGTAGTTGCCGTTGGCCATCAGTACATCACCTTCGGGGCGCCACTCCTTATCCAGGAGCTCACGGCCCTCATTAGGCGTATAAAGGCCGTTCTGAACATAGCCGGTAACGATCTCCATCTGGGTCTTGGAATCGGTCCGCAGGATGGCCTTTTCGTTAAATTTGTAAAATCTTCCTTGCTCAATCTCACTCGGCAACAGGAGCTTGGCGTTCAATTCCTCTTCCCATGTCTTCAGCCGGTAGAGCTCCGTATCTGTCAGGAAATCTATCTGTTGCATTTCTGAGTTGGCATAGGAGGATTTATCGTAGTTGTTGATCTGATTAGGTTTGATGCCGAAGGCTGCCGCAATCTGAAGGGCGCTGTACTTTTTCAGCTCAAAGAACTGGGCGTCCGTCAGCTTGATATTAAGCGGCTGCAGCTGGAGACCGATCGGGATCGGGATGACCTTGCCGGCAGCAGCCGAGCCAGTCAGCTTGTCGGCAAATTTCCTCTGCAGCTTTCTGATTCTATCGTTATCCAGATCTCCGGTATACTGAAGCGCCATGGCAGCGGTCAGGCCCTGCTCATAGAGCTTGTTCATGTATTCCTGGCTCTTCAGCGAACCGCCTACAGTATCCCGGAGGATGTCAGAAACGGACTTACCCATGATTCCATCGAACGTGCACCATGTTTTGATGTGAACCACGTCCCACATGGAGAACATGTAGGTCCTGCCGGTCCGGGGATCTGAGTATTGGTAATACAGGCCGCCCTCTTTCCCGAAGACGCCGGCGTCGTCGAACCAGACCGTAACAGTGGACGACTGCATCGGATACAGCCCTTTGATGCCCCAGACAGGACCGTAAGGTGTATCAATGGTCCCGCGCTGGATCCAGATATAGCCGTTGCCATAGTGCTGGCAGTTGGCCTCTACCGTTGTAAACAGCTGTGTCGGCGTCATGTAAGGATTAGGCCGCCTTGTCAGCAGGCGCGTGACCTCTGTGGGCTCGGCCCGGATCTTGCCTCTTTCGGTCTCCTGATAGTATTTGATCGGGAGCTTGCCGATGGCTTCCGACAGGATCCTGAGGCATGTGTAGTAAGTCGCCTCCTGGATAGATTTCTTCCGGTCTGTTCTGACTCCCAGCCATTCCAGAAGCTCATCATCCATGAGGCCCGCTGTTTCCGCAACAGTGTTCTTTACGTTAGTTACCGGATCCGCCCGTTCCTGGCGGCGCCTTCTCTTTTTTCTGCTCATACTTAATCAGCTCCTAAAAAAGCATCGATGGCGTCAATGTATGAAGTGCCAAAATCGTGGTACATGGCCAGCTTGTAGCCGCAGAGCGCGGCGTCGACCGGGTCAATCCTCTTCGCTGTGGCGTCCTTGTCTATCTTGATCAGGCCGTTGTTCCGTCTGATCACAGCGTTTGACATGGAGTAATTCAGGACCGGGTTGTAAGCATAGAGGATGTTCTTACAGTAGACCTGCTCCCGGAAGCCCTGCGTTGACTCGTTCAGGCTCTTGTGGCTCTGGAAAACCTCTTCCACGTCGTAGCCTTCCTCCGACAGGTCCAGCATCAGCTTGGAAGCGTTGGCCGGGTCAAAGCAAAGGCACTGGATGTCCCAGTCATGAGCGGCGCATGTATCGATCACATAGCGCATGACCGCCGACTGGTCCACGATTGGGGTATCGGTGATGGTTATAAATCCCTGCTGTTCCCAGGCGTCGTATGGGGCCTTGTCTACAACAACATGCTCCATCAGCTTCTCCCGGGAAGGAATAAAGGAATGCGAATAGAGGATGTATTTGACGACCGGTTTCCCTACCTCATCCCGCTCCGGTGTCTCAAACGGCAGGACAAAAGCCACGGATGTCAGGTCGATTTTGGAAGACATATCAAAGCCGACGTAGACCGGCCAGCGCTTTGTGTTGGGGAGCTGGTCCGGCTCCACCTCACAGGCCTTCCACTTGGCCATGTTCATATAGCCGTTTTCCTTGGCCTGCACCCAGATGTCCAGCATCTTGGTCAGGAAGGCGATCATCTTCTCCGGGATCTGCTTAGCAACTTCATAGTCGCCCCGGATCTTCTCCTGACCGTCCTTGTAGGTCATGCGGATGGGATTTGCTTTAAACCAGAGCTCCTCATCGGCAATGTTGGACAGATCCTTATAGTCTTCCGGGTCAAGCTCCAGAATATCTATCAGGTATTCATCGTTCTGGATATCGACGTCGGGATTCAGGACATCTGAACAGTATGCGTACTCCTGCACATAGCAGGGGAAGGTCAGGTCCATGCCGGCCGTCGTGATGATCATCAGCAGGGGCTCTTTTGTGTTGGAGCCCAGTGCTAAGTCGTAGAACTCGGTTGTTTTATGTTGGTGGTACTCCAGTTGTTATCGCCCGGGCTCTTTATCCCGGGCTTCTTACAGTTTCCTGTAAGGTCAGACTATATTTTCGCAACAAAAAAGCACCCTTTCAGGTGCCTTGTTGTGCCGGAGGCTCGTGCGGGAATTATTGCTCTCTTAACGCTCATCCCGTAGTCGTTACGGACACGATTGATTGTCATGCCCTCGGTATTACCATGATTCAAGTTTTAAGTATGCGGTAACTGTGGTTCTATGCAGGCCGAGTTTTTCAGCGATGTCTTTAACCATCATGCCGTATTCACGGAGACGATGTACTTCTGAAATGGTCTGT